TCATTTGATGAAGCTGTTAATAATGATGTTTCACTAGAAGTTGCTAAAGCTACCCCTTTAAATTTATATGAGTTAGCCATGACTATCTAGCTGTACATGGTATGTTGTTTGAACCTACTAAAGGTGCTTCTGCAAATGCCATAAAAATGTATGAACTACCAGAACCATTCATAGCTGTTTCTGTATTTCTCCATTTAAAACCATTAGATAAGCTATCTAACCATCTTTCTGAACTTGTATATTCAGCATTAGCATTATTTGGAGAAATGTATCTTTGATATGGATTAAATGTATCTCTTTTGTTATCCCACATATACCATGAACCAGTAGCATTTGTTTGTTTTATTAAAATAAGTGCAGGTTTAAATCCAGTGTAAATAAAGCTACCATCAGCATTACCATTTCCTGTGTAGCTTCCACTAACTTTTGAGTAGCCTTGTACATCTGCGAAAGCATAAGCTATGTAAGTTGAGCCACTTCCATTAGTATCGTTTGCTGTTCCTACTGAAAATACACTTGATGTTGGAGAGGTACTATTCCAAAAAGCAGTTTCTGTACTTGATGCAGAATTACCATTTAAGTATAACGCTTTAGTATTTCCTAAACTTGCATGATAAACTCCCCATTCTCCTGTACCACCTGATAATCTTTTAACTATTATCATTTTAGGAACTGAACCCAATCCATGACCTACTGTTGCATTACTTCCTGTGCCTGTATATTTTGATATTGAAAAACCTGCTGTTGTACTTACAGAAGTGTAAGTAGTATTTATAGAACCATCTGTATTTGATGAACCTGTACCATTTGCTTTCCAGTTCCATGATGCGTAATTAATACTATTAGCATTAAAACTTCCATTACTACCTACACTAAATCCATCACTATCAAAAGATGTAATAGCATTAGTAGGTGTATCTGGTGCTTGAGTTTGATTTGTATATAAGACGCTATTAGTGCCTCTAATAACATCTGTTAAAGTATGATTAGCTGTATCGTTTCTGGCTTTTACCCATATTAAATCTGGTTGATGACCAACACCTGTTATAGATTGAGTACCATTATTACCTGTATAAAGTTTAGTATTAAAATAATCTGTAGATTTATTGATAGTTGTGTATGCCATGATTAAAATATCTCCTTACTGTAAATTTCTTTGCTTTGATAAATCAAAGAAAAGTTTTCTTTGCATGAGTGTAACGAATGTAAAGCCATTATAAATTTAATCCTTTTGTTGAAAGTGCTGTGTAGCCAGTTGGTGTATCGTATTCAAATATTCCATTACCACTTGCGTTAGTTCCTGCACTAGATACTGCTGTAGTTCCGAAGTAGCCATTGCCGAAGTTACATTTAAAGACACCATCTTTAGAAGTTTCTCTACAATTTACTGCCATTCTCCAAAACTCACTTCCAACTGTAAATGAATATCCATTTGTTCCTGTTGATGGATTACTAGAATTTCCCCAAGTTCCATTAGTTCCAAAATATGCTTTGCCATTATCAAAATCTACAGCAATATTTATAATGTCATTAACAGCAAATGTATTCCAACCTGTTGCTGTACTTGAATTATTCCATATTCCACCATTTCCTCTTAAAGCAAAACCATCTCCACAAACTTCTATTGAACCACCATAACCAGCAGATGTTGGAGAAGCATTTACAAGTCCAATCATATAGCTTTCAGAGTTACTTTCTCCTGCTGTCATTTTTACTTCCCAATAATATTTTCCAGAATTAACTCCCAAAGTTGAAGTGTTACAAGCTGCATTTGAAGTTGCAGTTGTTACTGTATTACTTCCTTCACTAAAAGTAGATGCTGCAATATTATCTAATGGGTTCATTGTAGCAAAAACATTGCTTGGATTATCTTCTGTTTTTGTAAGTGTACCACCACCAACTGTAAAGTTATTACTATTACCAGATTGGTCAGTAACACTATTACCATCTTTTAAAATAAAGAAACCATTAGTTCCATAAGTTACACTAGGAGAAGTTTTAATTTTCCATTCTCCAGTTGTACTGTCTGTTTCGCCAAATGCTGATGCGTCATAAGCAGTTCCATCTATAAAATGAACATGAGATATAAGACCATTAAAATATGATGTTTCTGATGCAACATATCTTCCTAGTCTTACTTCTACTGCATCATTAACTCTTGTATCATCATTTTGATTTGGATAATTTGCTGTTTCCCAAGATGTGATTTGTTCGCCATTAATATATGCTTTAACTCTATCAGATTGTGTGGCTTGTGTTGTATCTATCGCTACTACAAAATGATACCAACCATTAGTATCTCTATATTTTGCGTTTGTTTTAAATTCAAAATCCCAAGAACCATGATAATCCCAAAAATAAAATTGGTCAGAACCATTAAATAAAATAGCAAAATTATTACCTGTTGCTCCACCTTGTGAAAAGAAATAATTTTGACCTAAACTACTTCTTTTAACCCAACCACTCCAAGTAAAAGTTTTTCTATTAGTTTCTGAACTTGGTGTTCTTGTTAGATATGTATTAGCCATTAGTTAAATTGTCCTCCACCTGTTGCACCGAAGCTAGATTGCAAACTAAAATCTCTAGTTACAAATTGACCCTCAGCATCAGTTATTTTTAATGTAAATTGATATAAAACTGGTGTTGTAGAACTACCACCAAAATCACTTGTTGTAATAGCACCAGTTGAGCTATTTAAAGTACAATTGGCTTGTGAATTATTTGTTAAAACACTTGTTGTTTCCGAAAAAGTTATTGCACTATCAGATGATCCTGCAACTGTTGCAACTGTTCCACTAAAATTACCAGCTACAGTTCCTAAACTCCCAGCAGCAGTTGTAAAACTTGGTGCAGTTGAAGCTGTTATAATATTGTTTGTTGATCTACCAGCAAGACCAGTTGGATTTTCAACTCTTACATAATAGTTACCACTAGCTAAAGTTACATTGACTGAAAGTGTTGTAGCATTGGTAAATGAAACTGTGTTAGCATTTGTAATAGCTCCTGTAGAACCATTAACAAAAGTAACAGATGGTATTGAAGCAAACCCTGTTCCTGTAATGCTTATTGTTGTAGCAGTAGCAGGTGCAATCGTTTGAGATACATCAGCTACAGTTGGTTTTGTTTCAGCAGCATCAACCCAAGTTAATTGGTTTGTAGAATTACCATTTGTAGCAAGTACCTGTCCATTTGTACCAACATTTTGAGGTAAAATTAAATTATAAGATTGTCCAGCAGAATGAGGTGGTGCTTGAATAGATACACCATGACTGTTTTGAGAACAGTTTAAAGTTAGCTTGGCATCAGCACTAGAGCCATCACCTTTAATCTTTAATACTGGATTCTCTATTGTACTGGTAGTTCCAGATACTATATTTCCAAGATTCCTTGCTTTAGACATTATTTAATTTTCCTTTATTATTTTGAATTTTGTAGGCTAGATATTTCTACCTAGCCTTTAAGTATTACTCTGCTACTGGTGGTGTATAACCAGTTAATGCAGTTGCTTCAGCTTGTGATAATCCTAAGTCTAATAGCTTTTGATTGCCAGAAACTTTAGCATTTTCTTTTGCATCTAGTATGGCTTGTTGTTCAGCATTATAAGTTTGTTGCTCTGCTTGTTGATTTTGAAACGCAGTTAATTCTTCTGCTGTCATTTCACTTTCAACATTATTTATTATTTTTTTCATAATTTAATTCTCCTTATTAACTTTTCTTATATCCATAAACTGAAAATGTACTGTCAGCTTTAATAGAACCACCAGTTACAGTAAAATTTATTCCAAATATTTCAACATTATTTGCTAGAGTACCTGAATAAGTATCGGAATAGTGATATGTACCATTATGATAAAAAGAGTGTCCAGAATAAACTACTCTATTTGAACCATCTCTAGGATTAAAAATATCACAATATCCTGCAGAAGCAGTTCCAGTATGTACATCAGCATTTGTATGCGTAATATAACTAACTCCCCAATCTCGACCAGAACCAGCACCATCTGTACCACCATTTGCATAAGCAAGACCATGAATAGTTTCGTATCCACCTGAAGTAATATTGTTTCCATTTGTGTCCATTAAATAAGAAACTAATCTTTCACCAGATGTACTGTGATTATAAAAGTTTGACCAATGACATCTATAAACATCATAATCAGCAGTAAAGCAGTTGTTAAAATTTACATATCCAGTAGCACTGCCTACAACTGTTGTAGCAATATGTGATAAACCACCTGCTGAAACTTCTCCCCACTCTGGGTCGTTAGCACCTTGTTTAAGATAATAACCTGCTGTACCTTTTGGTAGTCTAGTTAATGCACTTGCACCTTTGTAGACAATGTCTCCTCTAGTTGTAAGTGTTGTTGTTAAGTCAGTTCCATCAGTACCATTAGTACCTGCTGAACTCATTATATTCCAGTAAGCTGTCGCATTACCTACTGGTTGATTTGTGTGTGCTTGAATACAAACATAACTAGAGCCACCAGATGAAACTACATCATCTACTGCATAAGCTGTGCTGTTACTGTAAGCACCTTTCCAGTTAAATTTGATAGCACCTAGATTTACTGTTGCCATATTTGTTTCCTTATATTGTTGCTATTAATTCGCCATTACTAATGCTAAATGTAAAACCACTAGCACTAAATAAGACATCATCAAAAGAGGCGAAAGTTGAACTTGAGATATTGTCTGCACCCTGATTAGTCGTTGTTATAATTAACTGACTATCTGAATTTTTACTAAAACCATAAACTTCTGCACTTGAAGTTGCACCATATTCTAAAGCATTTCCAGCAGCATTTACTTTAAGTGCCTGTCCTGCTGATCCAATTGAACTTAAACCTGTACCACCTCTTGCAGTTGCTAAAGTTCCTGCTGTAATATTTGCAGCATTAATTGCAGCTACATTAAATGTACCATAAGCAACTATTGAAATTATATCACCTGCTGTAGCACCACTAGCCAAAACTACCGAAGTTCCAGATGTTACTGTTACATCAGTTCCATTAACTAACTTAGCTCCATTCAAATAAATATCTATAAATCCTGCGTCATACGCAAGTGTGTTTCCATTATCATCAGATCCTGTAAAAGTAGTTTGTCCACCAGAAGCTGTGTATTTAAATCTAGCTGCTGTTCCATTTACTGTAGATCCTGCTGCTGCCCAACCTGATGATTTATAAACTTTTAATTCGTTTGCTGTAGTATCAAAATAAAGATCCCCAACATCAAGTGATGATCCTGGAGCTGAACTTGCTACTCTGTATCTTTCAGCAAAACTATTAACTCCAGTAATGTTTGCAGCTGTTGTATTAACATTTGCAATTGATCCACCTGTTAAATTTACATTAGCTATAGACCCACCTACAAGACCTATATTAGTATCTGCTGCTGCAACTGTTCCAATTGTGTTTGATCCACTTAGGTTAGAAGCTACTGTACCAATATTTGTATTTGCATTTGCAACTGTCGTTACATTTCCTGAAATTCCAGAAACTGTATTTATATTTGTAGCATTTGAATTTACAGCACTTACTGCACTTGAAATATTATTAACACCAGTTATTGCACTTGAGATTGCTGCTACTGAACTTACCTCTGTTGCTTTTGGAACTAATCTATGAAAATTGTATGTGTGTTGTGTAGTTGTAGATTCAACTAAAATACCAAAACCTGCTGCTAAAGTAGCTCCATTACCACAATTATTTAAAGTAACTGTTGATCCACCAACTGTTCCATTTGATATTGAAACTACACCAGAGCTATTTGCAGTATGAGAACTTGCAAGTGCTTGAACACTAACAATAGTTCCTACACCATCATTGACATCTGGATTTGTGTTTGGAAAACTTGTTTCGTTTGCAATTGGTACAAAACCACCTACATCATCTACAAGATCAGTAACTCTTGCATCTATAGCACCAGTTGTAGCAATAAAATTATCGTTACTTGTCCAAGATTGACCAGAGTTAATTAATTCAGATGTATCTTTATTTAAAAATCTAGTGTCTGCTGCTGATGTTGTGTAAAAAGTATTGTCATCTGGAGTATGAGCTGCTTGTTCTGAATTTGTAACTATAGCTGCGTCTGCAATCTTATCTATTGTTACAGCATCATTATTAATTTTAGCTGTCGTTATATTATTGTCTGCTATTTTAGAAGTTATAATTTGATCTGCACCAATGTGCTGACTATCTATTGAACCATCAACTAAATGCTCAGAGTCTATACTATCATCTGCAATCTTAGTTCCATTTATTGCATCTGCATTTATCTTGGCAGTTGTGATTGCATTATCTGGAATTTTGCTAGTCGTTACATTATCGTCTAAAATTTTTGATGTGATAATTGCATCTGTTCCAATTTTAGTTGCAGTTACTGCTCCTGCATTGATCTTAGCTTCTGTAATTGCATTTGCATTTACTTGTGATGCTTGGACAGCATTATCTGCAATCTTATCGTTATTAACAGCATCATTTGCAATCTTTGCAGTAGTTACTGAACCATCTGCAAGATTAGTTGAGCTAACAACTCCTAAAGGTATTGAATTATCTGTAGCTGTAAGACCTGCTAAATAAATTTCTAAATCTGTATCGTTTCCTAAAGCACCTGAATCCCAAGTAACATTTACTGTTGTAACATTATTAGAGTATGCTGATGAAGTTATAGTTCCAATTTTTGTACCAGTATTTGTTCCTGTTGCTTTTATTCTTCTATTTGCATGGTAGCTTGAAGTTAAATCATTTCCTGTTGATGTAATAGTGAACTGTGTTCCACTTACATAAGTTGGAGTGTATGCTCCACTTCCATCACCATAAATTACCCATTGTGCATCATTGTACCAATCTCTAGTATTTTTCATTAATGCTCTAATCGCATTATTCAAATCACTAGGTAACATTCCCTCTGCTGTATTTATTCCATTTAAAGAAGTGTTACTTGATTGTGTGGTTGAGTAATCTTTAATTCCTGCCATTTATTTGCTCCTAATTCATAAACCAACTAAAAGCCTTGTCGCTTTCAGCATTATTTTTGTTAATTAAAGTATTTACAGCTTCTTCAACTTGTCTTTGAAAAAACTCTTGTGTTTCAATTGAATATCTAATGTTATCTATATCTATCTTGTCTGACATTATCTTGATCCACCTTGACTTGCTGTTAAATCTATTCCTTGTGCATGACTCCAAACACTTCCAGCAGGTACTTTGACATTTGCTCTAAAATATCTACCTGATTGTCTTACAGGACTTATGCCTGTTGTATTTGTTGTGCTTGTTGCAGATGTTGTAACTGCATCTGCTAATTTATCTCTAGTTTTAATTGTTACATTTGCACTTGCATCTACAATTGGTCTGATACCAGTTACATTTGCTCTTAATCCTGGAAATATCTCTTGTTCTCTTGTTTCAAGTTCAGCTTCTAAGTTTGTTCCTGAAAAAATTGCTGCTTTAAAGTTTTCATCAATAGCACCTAATCTTAAATGTCCTGTTGTCCAATAAGGTGTGTCTAATGATATATTAATTTCATCTAAGTTTTCAGATAATAAATCCATTAACTCAACAGTATTAATTGTAACAAACTGTTCAAAAATTTGTGATGCTTTTACATTAGCAATTGACCATTTTTGAGTTACATAATTATAAATAAGTAATCTATCGCAAATACCTGTAGTATTTCCTGGATTGTTTTTACTTGGATATAACCATATCGCTAAAGTATTAAATGGATCTACTGCTGCTGTAATTCTATCACTAAATGCTTTGTTTAAATCAAGATCAAAAAATCTATTTACTTTCTCAGCTCCTATCGGCAACACTTGGTCGCCATTGATTTGAAAAAATCCATCATCTGCGTAAAAGAAAACTTGTCTATTGTCTTGGCAAACTGTTTGTCCATAAACAGCACCTCTGTTTGGAGAGATAACTGAAAATCTAAACACAACATTTCCACCCACAAAGTCCATCCTAGTTATTTGGTTTTGTCTAAAAACATAACCAACCTCACCAGAAGTGATCGCAACTATCTGACCACCTGATCCTGGCAGTTCTTGAGTATCTGATGAACTAACACCAGCTTCCCAAGTTGAAATATCGTTTATACCTGACCAAGCAACCTTGTTTTTTGCGTTCTCTATGTTACCTGTTACTAAGAAATCCCTAATAACACCTGAAACTCTAAACTTAGCTGGTACTGTTCCTGCTGTTGCAATACTCTGTAGTGTTGCAAAGTTAGTTGAAGTACCCATTAGATAATACATAGGAGGATTAACTCCATTACTTGCTATGATGTATTGTCCAAACTGAGTAAAGGTAAAAAAATCTGTATCTCCACCTGAAATAGTTAAACTTCCTTTAACAGATGTAAAACTTCCAGAGGTTAATTTGTAAATATTATCTTTTGTTGCAACAAAAGTAAAAACTGTATTTGTATTATCTCTAAAACTACCTGCACCTTTAGCATTTTTTGTAACATTAGATGCACCACTATAAGGAACTAAACCTTTAACTGGTTTATAACTTGTTTGTGCATGATAAACATTAGTTGCTACAGTTGCACCTGGATTTAAATTATCTGGTTGGTCTGGCAACCATTCGCCAAAAGGTAATTGCATAATATTCTAAGTATTTGTTGTTGAATAATTATTAGAGAAAGCACTTCTTACTGTATCTTCTGATCTTATTTGTAAAGGAGAGCCACTAAATTGATCTTCTCTGTCATTCAATTCTAATCGTTCCATAGCAGTTGCAAACATTTGTTGCCAAGTTTGAACTTGCTGAGGATTAATCCCACCTAAGAAATTAGCTGCATGAAACAAAGAGCCATACAAATAAATTGCTGGGTGAGTAGTTAAAATATAATTTGTTGTATTTGTGTCTGAAAGTTCATCAAAGGCTTTATAATAATTGATGTAAGCTGTGTAAGTTGAATCAGGTTTTGGAGAAAATCTAAATGTATCTCCTAAAATTGTATAACTAGATGGAAGTCCAGTTGTTGATGTTCCTTTTATTTGATCCATTTGTGAGGGTGTCATATATCTTAATGGACATTTGGTATTACCACTTAAAATATAAATATCTCTTACTTGTAAAAAACCAGTTGGCAATGCTTCTGTTTCACTATCAATAGTAAAACTTGTTTGAGCTATCATTTTTCTAACTCTTAACTTTGAATTAAAATCAGCTTCAGTAAGTTTTATAAAATCATCTGCTATCTCAGATGTTAAATCTGATCTGTTTAGCCAATTTGCTATAGATGTTTTTAAAGTTGTATAATTTGTTAGTGCCATTAAAATCTTCCTGATGATGTTCTGAAGTATCTGTAATCAGAACTGTTTAATTTTTCTCTTAATATTTTTTGTTGAATGTCTTTTGGTAATTCAAACCAATTACCTTTGTTTTGATCTTTGTGATATTCTTTTGTCCAAATCTCAAGAATGATTGTAGGAATAGTTGCTATTCTTTTTAATCCCTTATCAGGACTATAACCATCATTTTGATTATATAATCTTTTATTATTTTCTAAGATTGGTTGAACATCTAGTGATCTTTTTTGAACAACACCATCATTACCATTGTCTAAAAAAGTTTCAGTAATATTTTTATTTGTTTCTTCACTAATCTTTTTCATTTACGACCTTGACCTAAATATCTGTTTTGATTTCTTTGTCTTTTCTCTGATTTGTTTTGAGATTTTTTATGCACACCTTTTCTTTTTGGTGGCTTATCTCTTGGTACAAAATGGACAAACTTTTGTTTAGCCACTAAGCACCCATTTCAGTTACAAACAAATCTCCACTTGTACTTGTGTTTCTGATTGCAGCTATTTTCTCACCTGGTGAAACTTTAATAATTTCGTAATCTCCAGCATGAAGATATGCGTCACTTGTTGTAGCAGTTGGAGCATCACCGATTGCATAATGACAACTATGAGTAGTTGCTATTCTTACAAATCTTGTTTGCGTTCCAAAAGCATTAGAACAAGGAACAGATGAAGCTGTGAATGAAACTTTTTGTGAAGTTCCTGGTCTTAAAGCATAATTGTATGACATTAATATTTTCCTTTTTTACTTTTAACTTTTTTGCCTTTTTTCTTTGCAAAGGCTTTAGCTTTTTTCATTCCACTTTTTGTGTATGAAAACTTTTTTTTTCCTACCATTGGCATAATTTATTTCCTTATTATTGGTATTTGTGGGGAAGTATCGCTAGACAAGATCCCCACAAATTTTGTAATTATCTTCTGATAACAAAAGTTATTTCCATTTTAGAAGCATTTGTTGAACCACCATTAGTGATACATTCAATTGTTCCATCTTCTTCTACTCTGTTAAGAGCAGTAGGTTCAGCAGTTGCTACTCTACCAGCAGAACCAGAAGCTGTATGACTTATAGCTCCACCAGTTACTGCAACACCACCTATTTCAAAAGAGATAGCTGCTGTTCCTGTAGTAGTTGCTTTGTTGTGTGTAATAATTTTAATTATTCTTCCACCATCTGGTACACATACAAATGTAGATGATGCTGTTGATACATCTGGAATTGCAGATGTAATAAAATAATCGTTAAGTGTTCTCATGTTATTTTCCTTTTTGATTGCTTCGTTCTGTCATTGACTTCAAAGACCAAACAAATTGTTGATTTAGTATTGATGGGGGATTGCTCCCCCACCAAATTAATTATTATGATGTAGTTAGATCGAATACTGCACCACTTGCTTTTTCGTTTTTAGAAACAAGTGTGTATTCAGCTAACATAGCTTTTTTCTCAGCATCACCAGTTTTTGCAAGATCCATAAGTTGGAAATCTCTTAAAAAGGCTACTGCCCACATATCAGGTTGTAGTACAAAACAATCTCTTGATCTTGAGAATCTGTTAGGTACAACTGTCATAGCTCCGAAATCACTTTCGTAAATGTCCACAGCATTAACAAGTCTTTTATCTTCTGCTGAAGTCATTTTAGTTGAGCCACCAGTAAATCCTGATAGTTTTTGTTTGTTGAAAGAACCAAGCATAATCATTGATGGATCTCCACCCTCATCCCAACATTGTTTTACAACGTCTTTAAGTTGAGCTTCAGTAAAGGCTCTTTGAGTTCCGTCAGTTCTAGCTGTACCAGGTACGTCTGCACTTGATACTTGACCATTAGCACCATCAGATGCTTTGCTTGTAGATGCTTGAATCCAAGAAGCTAAGCCAGATAATTTTCTAGCAGTTCCTGTAGCACCAGCTGTTCCTGTTTGGTTTAAACATAGAGTAGTTTCCATATCTCTTTTAAGTTCTTTTGAACTTTTAGAAATTTGGTAAGCTAATTCATTGTTTCTACCAGCTTTATTTACTGCATCTTGAGTACCAGAAACGATCACAGCTTTTCTTGAAATCTGTGTATGGTTATTGATTCTTGCAGTTGGAGCTACTGATCCAAAGCTGATTTCATCACCCTCAATGTGGTGATTGTTACTTGCTGCTGCTGCTAGAGCATCAGTTTGCCACTCATGTAAAACACCAGAGGCTTTTTCTTTACCAATTGCTGACATAAAAGGAGTATCTGTCGGAGAGATATTATAAATAATATCTGACAAATCTTCTCTATCACCAATGGCTTGATAAGTTTGGAATGTATTTGATACGATTGCCATAGTTATTTGTCCTTATTGTTGAGGTTATTTGTTAGTTATCATATCTAAAAAGACATCTTGAGCAGCTTTCATACTGCCAGATTTTTTTAGACGACTAAACTTTTCTTTCCTCAATTTTAAGTTAGATTCACTTTTGCCTTGTTTGACTCCAGAAGAAAAAACTCTACCAGGTTTAGAAATCTTTTTAGCTAAATTCGGTTTTGAATTTTGCAAATTTCTATACTTCATAGCATCATTAACCAACATAACTATTCTATGATCGTACACTTGAGCAACTTCTTGGTCGTTAAACCCATAATTGTTTAGTGTGCTTTTCATATTAGCTTTTAAACTTGATGCTTTTACAGGATCAGTAAATTCTGGCATTTTCTTTTCCAGTAATTCTTTTTGTTCTTGCAAAAAAGTATCAAATTGAGCTTTTTGTTCAGATTGTGTTTTGGCTTTAGCAAGATCAAGTCTTTCTTGTTTCTTTCTAAGCCTATGTTCAACCCTCATAGCTTCTGTCGGATCATCTTCGTACATTTGTTCTAAATCAACAGAATTTTTTTCTGCGTTTAGTTCTTTTTGAGCCATAGACATTAATTCATTAACTTGATTGAGTTTTTGTGAATAATTTAGTCTTTGCTTTTCAGACTCAGATTGAAATTGCTTTCTTTGATTAGAAAGTTCTTCAGTCTTTTGTCTATAGTCAGCATCTCTTGAGTAACCATTTCTCAACTCATCAAGGGTAACTTCTAATTCTTGACCTGCAACTTTTACCTTGTAGGTGGAATCTTCTAGTTTCTCTTGAGTATCAATTTGTTCTTCGTCTTGAGATACATCTTCGGAAGTTTCTTCTTCAGTTTCGTCTTGCGACTCTACTTCTGTTTCTTCTTCCTTTATTTCCTGTTCCTGTGGTTGATCTTCTTCAGATTCCACTTCTTGTGGTTCAGGAGAATTCTGTTCTTTTGGTTGTTCAGC